CTGGTAGTAAATGTATTTGTTGCAATGGAGAGAGGTATAGGAACTGTAATACTAAATACTCAGGTATAGTCTTGGATCATGCATCTAATAACTCTTTGAAGAGATATAGATTGTTAGATGGGAAACATAGACTAAGAAAATTAATTGATAGTGGATATTATAGAGCAAATTTTTATGTTTTACAACTTGATGAGATACAACAGTACTTTAGAAAGAAGCAATTATGACTAACCAAGAACAAAAAATACAAACTTATGAGAGTTTTCAAGACAGAGCTAGAGCAGCTATGAAGAGAGTCATGGGTAAAAAAGAGAAACAAGACAAACCAAGGGATGCTGGTGCAATTGCAGCAAAGGTAATGAGGAACAAAGAACATAACAAGTATGTTAACTTTTTAGATGTTGATGATTGAACATATATATAGATTGTAGCTTATATTAAGATTATGTTCTCTTTTCTACTCCCTTTAGCATCAAAAATAGTATCTGATGCAGTAAATAAAATACCTGATGACACAGAATTGGGTGAAAAATTAATAGAAGTTTGTTTAGTTATACTGAAAAAGGCAGTTAAATTGACTAAAACAGACATGGACGATAAACTATTAGAGCAAGTTGAAAAAGCTTTAATTACCAGATGACTTAAAGATCATCTAACCCTAAATATCTTTAGACAAAACTAGTAAATTAAAACAAATGGCACTCTGGGGAATTACAGATGCGGATGAGTCTAAACCAAAGTGGCTCACTACTGCAAATAAAAAAGAAGTCTATGCTAATAATAGTGGATGGGTAGTTGAAGGCGGTTCAGCACAAACTGGAAACGATAATGCTGATGCTCAACCAGAGGTTCTATGCTGTGTTGGAGATCTAGCTACTGCTGTTGGTTCTGCTGACATTGGTGAAGTAGAATGGATTACAACTGTTGCTGATAAGTCTGATGGATTTACTCTATCTGTTAGAGTTAGATATAATGAGTTGGTTACTGTTACTGGAAACCCAACACTTGCAGTTACTAATGGAAACCAAGGTAGTGGATCAGGTAGAGGACCACACACCCTTGTATATGCTAGTGGATCAGGTACTACTAGATTAGTATTCTCACTTGCAATTGCTGCTGGTAATGCTGCAACTAATGCAGATGATGTACTATCAATTGGTGCTCAGTCCATTGCTCTTGCTGGTGGTACAATCAAAGATACTGCAGATGGCACTACTGCTGCCTCTGTTGTTATATCTTCAGCTCTAGGTACTGCTGCTGGAACATTAACAGTTACTGCATAACTCAAAAATTAATATGATATAATATGTTATTTTCTGAATTGAATGAGGAGAATTTTCTCCTCTTTGCTATTAAAAACTATGAAAACCCAGCAGCTGTAACGCGTGAAGACTTTGATAAAGATCTAAATCACTTTAGATATATCAAAAGATTGCTGAAAAGATATAAGAGTAGTGGTGAATTGAAGGTTCATTTATTGATCAATCATTTTATTATACTTTATAATATCTTTGGTGATGCTGCTACTCCCATGTTGTTCTATAAAATAGAACAAAACTTGTGGCCATCTATTAAGGCATTTGTAGTTTTTCTGGATAAACTTCCAGAACATCCAAAAACTAAAATGCATGACATTGATATGGATCAAACATGTTTAACAGAATTAGAGAGAATTTCTAATGGAAAAACAGAAAATTGATAGATTTATAGATGCTTTTCGCAACGCTATGTACCATGAGTTCAAGGTAGAAGAGGAAGGTATGGTAGCGAATGCAGCAGGTGCACAAGGTGGATTTGGTGGATCATCAGCACCTCAAGGTCCTACAGCAGGTTATGATATTCCAATGGGTAAGAAACCAGAGCAAAAAATTGATGGTAGAAGAAAATATGTGAAAAAATATGTTAATCAATTAATTTCTAATAGAGAGAAGAGAAAGAATAAGAAAGCAATGAAGAATGCAATGAATTTTAATCCATATTTCAAATAGAACAATGGCATGGTCTGGCAGATCAAAAATTGAAGTTGTAAATCAAAAGGTAGAAGATCTAAAACCTCTGATCCATAAGATGGAGTCAGCTATAGAAAAACTGAGTGAGTTAAATACATCAGTTAGTAGAATGTTAGCTGTCCATGAAGAGAGACTTACTAAACAAGAGGAAATTGACAACGTATTATTTACTAAAATTGACCAACTCCGTGATAAAATGGACCTCGATCATAACAGTGTGCTGTCAAGAATACGCACCATAGAGAGAAAGATGTGGAGTATAGCAGGTGCTTTGGCAGTTATAAGTGTGTTAGTATCTCCAGTAGGATCAAGAATAATTACATCTACATTGACAGCTCCCAACCAATCAGTTATACTAGATAGGCAGTAAATATTTTATTATGGATTTTATTGATGTTAAATACATCAATTATATTTCTTCTAGGTTATCAAAGTTTAAAAGGGTAAAACCTAAACTTTATAATTTTAGGTGTCCTATATGTGGAGATTCTAAGAAAAATAAGAATAAAGCACGTGGATTTCTTTATCAAGTAAAGAATGATACTAATTTCAAGTGCCATAATTGTGGTGTGAGTATGACATTCTATAACTTTTTAAAAGAAATAGATCATCCAGCTTGGAAAAAGTATAGTTTTGAAAAATTTAAAGAAAATGCTACAGGTAGAAATTTTAGTGAAAAGACTCCAGAACAAGTGTCTGATTCAGTAAAAGAATCTAAACCTGTGTTTAAGAAGAAGGTTGATATAGATCTACCATCTGCTTTTGATGTTAAAGAATCAGAAGTTTATCTTCATCAAAGAGCAATTTTTGGTGGAAATTTTTATTACGCACAGAAGTTTAAGAAGTTTGTTAATACTTTAATACCAAACAAATTTACTGACATGGATTATGATGATAGTAGGATTATCATACCTCTTGTTAAGGATAGAGAACTTATTGGATTACAAGGCAGATCTCTAGGTCCTAGTAATGTTAAATACATTACTGTGATGCTTAGTGATGATGCTCCTAAAATATATGGATATGATGAAATTGATCATGAAAAACCCATTTACATTGTTGAAGGACCATTTGATTCAACCTTCTTGGATAATTCCATTGCGATGGTTGGGTCTGATATTGATATCAGGTCGTATAATTGGAGCAATTATATTTGGGTTTATGATAACGAACCTCGTAACAGAGAAATCATCAACAGAATCTCCAAAACAATTGATAGAGGAGAGAAAGTAGTGATCTGGCCAAACAACATTGTTCAAAAGGACATAAATGATATGGTATTGAGTGGACATCATGTTCAAGATGTAGTAGAATCCAATACATTTCAAGGATTAGAAGCAAAACTTAATTTTACTAACTGGAAAAAGGTATGAGTAACGGTAACAAGGTTAAGAAAAGAAATGGTTCAATTGAACCACTTAACCTAGAAAAGATCCACATCATGGTTGAAGAGGCATGTAAGGGTCTTGCAGGTGTCTCTGCAAGTCAAGTAGAGATACAGTCTGGCATTCAGTTCTATGATGGTATTTCTACAGGTGAGATACAAGAGATCTTAATTAAATCTGCAAGTGATCTAATTGACTTAGATCATCCTAATTATCAATTTGTTGCCTCTAGACTTTTACTATTTTCTGTTCGCAAGTCTTTGTATGGTAAGATAAGAGAACTACCAACTTTAGAGACTCACATTTACTCTTGTGTTAATCAAGAGGTGTATGACTCTGAAGTGTATACTAAGTATTCAAAAGAAGAGATAGCAAAATTAGATTCATACATTGATCACAATCGTGATTTTATGTTCACATATGCTGGTCTTAGACAGGTAGTTGATAAATATCTGGTACAAGACAGGAGCAGTGGTCAAGTATATGAAACTCCTCAGTTCATGTACATGATGATATCTTTGACCATATTTGCTCAATATCCTAAGGAACAAAGATTAAACTACATCAGAAGGTACTACGATGCAATCTCAAAGCACAAAATCAACATACCAACTCCCATCATGGCAGGAGTCAGAACACCCATTCGTCAATTTGCATCTTGCGTTTTGGTTGATTCTGATGACACCCTCGATAGTATCTTTAGCTCTGATATGGCTATTGGCAAATATGTCGCACAAAGGGCTGGTATTGGTATTAACGCGGGTAGGATCAGAGGGATCAACAGTAAAATCCGTGGTGGAGAAGTTCAACACACAGGTGTCATCCCCTTCCTTAAAAAGTTTGAAGCAACTGTCAGATGCTGCACTCAAAACGGGATCAGAGGGGGCTCAGCTACTGTCCACTTCCCTATCTGGCATCAAGAAATTCAAGACATCCTTGTTCTCAAAAACAACAAAGGAACAGAAGATAACAGAGTAAGAAAATTAGATTACAGTATTCAATTAAGTAAATTATTCTATGAGAGGTTTATTAAGAATGAGGAAATCACTCTTTTTTCTCCTCATGTTGTGCCAAGGTTGTATGATATATTTGGTACTGAAAAGTTTGATGCTCTATACTTAGAGTATGAAAACAATCCTGATATACCTAAAACAAAAGTAAGTGCTCAAGAATTGATACTTGCACTTTTAAAGGAGAGAGCAGAGACAGGTAGGATTTATATTATGAATATAGATCACTGTAATAGTCATTCCTCATTCAAAGATCAAATATGGATGAGTAACTTATGTCAGGAAATAACCTTACCAACTTATCCTCTACAACATATAGATGATCAGTTTGGAGAGATTGCTCTTTGTATCCTATCAGCAATTAATGTTGGAAAGATTAGATCTGATGAAGAATTAGAGGAATTATGTGAATTATCTGTCAGAGGACTAGAAGAGTTGATTGACTATCAGAAGTACCCTGTAATGGCAGCAGAGATTGCTACAAAGGCACGTAGATCACTTGGTATAGGATTCATAGGTCTAGCACATTATTTGGCAAAACTAGGACATGACTATGATTCTCAGGAAGCATGGGATGCTGTTCATGGTTTGACTGAATCTTTCCAGTTCTATCTTTTATCAGCATCAAATAAGATAGCAATAGAGAAAGGACACTGTGAATACTTTGGTAGAACTAAGTATGCTGATGCAATTCTTCCAATTGATACATATAAAAAGGATGTGGATGAAATTAGTAATCAGAAATATCAACATGACTGGGAAGGTTTAAGAACTGCCATAAGAGCACATGGGTTAAGACACTCAACACTCTCTGCACAAATGCCATCAGAGAGTAGTTCCATTGTCTGTAATGCTACAAATGGAATTGAACCACCTAGAGATTATCTTTCTGTTAAGAAATCAAAGAAAGGACCACTAAAACAAGTAGTACCATCTTATTCTACTTTGAAGAATAACTATACACTATTGTGGGATATGCCTAACAATAGAGGGTACATAAATGTAGTGGCAGTGATGCAAAAATTCTTTGATCAAGCCATATCTGGTAACTGGAGTTACAATCCAGAGAATTATGAAGACAATGAAGTGCCTGTATCTGTCATGGCACAAGACCTTTTAACTACATATAAGTATGGTTGGAAGACCTCTTACTATCAAAACACACATGATATGAAGACAGATGAGATAAATGATGAATCAAGTGGTGAACTTAAGAATTTAATAGATAACATACTAGAAGACACAGAAGAGGAGACTTGTGAAAGCTGCGCAATTTAAAATTTCATCAACAGAGAAAAACCCTATGACAAAAGTTAAAGGCATGACTGTCTTCAACACAGAAGATGTCGACACAAAAAAACAACCTATGTTTTTTGGACAACCTTTAGGCGTACAAAGATATGATAATTTTAAATATCCAGCATTTGAAAATTTAACTAAGTCTCAACTAGGATACTTTTGGAGACCAGAAGAGGTGTCTCTACAAAAAGATAGAGGTGACTATCAAACTCTAAGACCAGAGCAGAAGCACATCTATACTTCTAATCTTAAGTATCAGATCATGCTTGATTCTGTTCAAGGCAGAGCACCTGGTATGGCATTCTTACCATACTGTTCTCTTCCAGAACTAGAAGCATGTATGGAGTGTTGGTCTTTTATGGAAATGATTCATAGTAGATCATATACTTATATCATTAAAAATGTTTATTCAGATCCATCAGAAGTATTAGATAAGATTATTAGTGATCCTAAAATTTTAGAAAGAGCTGCTAGTGTAACAGGTTCTTACAATGACTTTATTAATGAGGCACATGAATATGACACAGGAAATCAGTGGAAACCAGATAACCAAGGATCTTATCTTGCAGACTTTACAAGAAAAGAACTCAAAAGAAAACTTTATAGGGCAGTAACTAATGTCAACATCTTGGAGGGTATTCGTTTTTATGTATCTTTTGCTTGCTCTTTTGCTTTTGGGGAACTCAAGCTCATGGAGGGATCCGCAAAAATCATATCCCTCATTGCAAGAGATGAAAACCAACACCTTGCAATCACCCAAAACATAATAAACAATTGGAGAAAGGGTGATGATCCTGAGATGAAAGAGATTGTCAAGGAAGAAGAAGAGTGGACATATTCTATGTTTGATAACTGTGTCAATGAAGAGAAGAGATGGGCAGAGTATCTTTTCCAAGATGGATCTATGATTGGATTGAATGATAAACTCCTACATCAGTATGTTGAGTGGATTGCAAATAGAAGAATTAGATCAATTGGATTAAAACCTCAATATGATATACCTGCAAGAAATAACCCATTACCATGGACAGATCATTGGATCTCCTCTAAGGGTCTTCAAGTAGCACCACAGGAGACAGAAGTAGAGTCATATGTAGTAGGAGGTATCAAGCAAGATGTTAAGAAAGATACTTTCAGTGGATTCAAACTATAAAGTAACCACTAAATAAAAAAAGAATAGTAATGAATACATTTTGGATATTGATTATGAAAACCCTTGGATATATGAAGGTCGCCCTTTTACCTCTGATGATATTGGGGACTACTATGGGTTCGTCTATCGCATCACAAATACCACCAGCAGCAAGTCCTACATTGGAAGAAAGTACTTCGTGCAGAAGAGAAAACCAAAGGGAGGAAAGAGAAGAGTCACAAGTGAGTCAGACTGGAAAAGATACTACGGAAGTTCTGAAGAACTTAAACAAGACATTAGAGAGACTGGTACAACTGCTTTCAGAAGAGAAATAATTTCACTTCATAAAACTCTTGGAAAGGTAAATTTTGAAGAGACAAGACAATTATTTCTTCATGGAGTTTTAACTGAAGCATTAGCAGATGGTACACCTGCATACTACAATAGTAATATACTAGGAAGATATATGAAAAAAGATTATTGGGAAGGGGGTTGACACCTTCTTTTTTTATGCTATAGTATATCTGTTGGACGCAACATAGGGAGTGACTGAATAAACTTACTGGCATATTGCTGGTTAAGGTGATGAGACAGAGGTGGTGCTCGCTGTCAGCAATGGCAGAACTATCTTACCAGATAGGTCTTAGGCAAAGATGTATTTACTCTGTAGTAATGCCCATCTTTTGTTGGTATACAGGAACCCAACCTCCCCCTTTATTATTTGAGACAAGATAATGTTGACTGTGAGATGCAAGGGATGTGGAGTTGAATTAACATCCTCTCCTAAATTGCAAGCTTGTAAATGTGTAAATAAGATGACACTTATAGATGAAACAGTAACTGCTGTTGATTTATCTAAGGTTGTCATTGTTTCTGGCGTAAATAAGAAGAAACCAGATGGTCTTACTTCTAAAGATCTTGAATGGCAAGAACAAAGAAGTAAAAGAAAAATTAAAAAACTTAACTTTGAAGTGCGATGACTGAATCAAAGAGTAAGGAAAAAGAAGAAAAAGACACAAAGGATTCCTTAAGTGAGGAAGATGAAATAATTCGCATTCATTGTGCGGAAAATGATGATGGATGTTAATATATAATCAAAACCTAATCATATGAACAACAGACTTGAAAGCATGAAGATTTTTTTAGATACAGCAGATACAGATTTAATCAGGAAGTACCATGGTACAGGATTAATTGATGGTGTCACAACAAATCCAACTTTAATTCGTAGAAGTGGAAGAGATCCTGAGGAAGTATATCAAGAGATACAGGATATAGGTCTACATGACATCAGTATGGAGGTTGTTGGTGATTCTAATCAGATGATTGAAGAAGGAATAAGACTTGCCACTAAGTTTCCTAATTCATGTACAGTTAAAGTTCCATGTACACCTGATGGTTTGGTTGCATGTGCAGAGTTATCAATGAAGAATTTAATTAGAGTCAATGTAACTCTTATCTTTGATGTAGCACAGGCAATACTTTCAGCAAAAGCAGGTGCAGCATATGTTTCTCCTTTTGTTGGTAGGTTAGATGACAACTCTATTGCAGGTTTAGATCTGATTAAAAATATTGATGAAGTATTCAGAGTCCAATGTGTCCATAGAACAAAAATACTATCTGCATCTATAAGATATGTGAATAGTGTTTCTCAGTCATTTGCAAATGGTGCTCACATAGTCACTATGCCTCCATCTGTATTTGATAAGATGTATAATCATATTCTTACAGATAAAGGTTTAGAGATATTTGATGCAGACCACAAAGAAACTCAAAAGATGATAGGTGGTTGACAGTTAAAGAAGTGTAACAGACCTCCTATACAGGAGGTTTTTTTGTGCTATATTAATAATAGGGAAACAAAATGATCTTAGTTATCATTTTTGTTTCTCGCACCCAAT